CATTTCAATAGATTCGTCTTTAAATGCTTGTTTTTCTTCGGCGCTAAATACACTAAATTCTTTTGCCCCTAAAAACTCATCAATTTGAGACATTTTTTCAGCAACTTCTTTACCCCTTAATTGTTTGCTTAATTCTGCTACTTCTGCATCTCTTTCGGCTATTACTGTTTCTTTTTCTGCCATAGCAGATTCCATTGATGTAATAGTAGAAAAGCTTTTTCCTATTTCAGTATCTTTGGCAAAGAGTTCAGCGTCCTTTGACAATAGTGCTTCAGACATTTCTACATCTTTAGCAGATAATTGTGCAGACATTTCAGCAGTTACTTTTTCTTTTTCTGTTGCAAACATTTGAGACATTTTCCCCATCATTTCTTTAGGGTTTGGCATAACTTCTTTTGCATCTTCTTTGAGGGCAAAAGTATCATTATCGTCATCTGTAGTCATAAATGGAATTTTTGTAACTCCACCATCACCGTCTAAAATATAAATGCATTGAGAGTCTCCATCTATAAGCATTGTAATGTTATCCGAATCATCTAAACTAAAATTAGATTTACTTTCTTTCATTTTATTAAATAATTGTTTAAATTCCATGCTAAAATTCTCACCTTCCTTTTCTTGTTTATTAATTATAGGTATGCTCACTGGTGGAGATTTCCCTATTATTTCGTCAACTGATATTGCAATTATATTTTCTTCTTCTTTAGGAATAGCATGTTTGTTATACTTTTTATTTTTGCGTATTTCTAAATAGTTTTGCTTTGTGTTTTTAAGTTCTTGTTTAAGAGATTCAACTTCTTGAGCAAAATCATCTGATGAAAAACTAACTTTTTCGAAACCTGAAGAAACAAATGCGGGTTTTATATTTTCCAAAATACATAATCCAGTAAGTAAAGCACTTGTTACTCTTCTAACCTGTCCTTCTTGGTGGGCATCTAATTCTATTTCCATTGATTGGTATATAGATCGTTCAATAAGATTAGATAAACCTTGATAACGATGATCCCAAATATGCACAAAACAAGTTAAGAAATTTTTACCTTCTTTTTCTTCCCACCAAGGAATTATATCTAGGACATAACCGACAGCAATTGGTTTTGGTGTTCGTTTAAATCCATTTTTTGTTTTTACTTGATCGTCTTCATGGCCTCCCAACAAACTACCATCTTCATTATCTATAAAACCAGCAAGGACAGGTGAAGAAACAACTGTTGGTTTCATATTATCTAAAACTTGTTTACTAAAAAGATATGTATTTGCAATTGTATTTTCCGAAGCAATAAAACACTTATATTTACTTACAAAGGGATTTATAGTTTCTGCAAATTGCAATTTTGAACTAAAGTTAACTAACATTTATTCACCTCCTTTCTAATAAATATATTGTTATTTATATGCTTAGTATTTCCTTAATCTTTTCATCAATTAGTTTCTTCCAAGTTTCTTTTTTATCGTCTGCCCAATAAGGTATCTCTAAATAAAAATATCCTCGCGATTTCGCGAAGATACGTTTGTATCTGTCTTTTAGTTTTTGGTAATGAAGCTCATACTTGGGAGTTGTATTGTTCTTTTTCGCTGACATATTTGCAAAATTGGTTATTTGATAATGTTGAATTCCGTGCACTTCTATAATTAATTTTAGTTCTACTATTTCATTATCAAAAGGCAGTCTATATTTTGTTTTGGGATTTGTAGGAAAAATAGTGCAATTATACTCATGAAATATTGTATAGTCAAATTCATTTAAATAATTATTTGTTTTCTCTTGTAATATGCTTTCTTTGTTGCAGTCTGGACAACGAAATTCACATTTATTTGAGTCACTTATTGCTCTTAAGTAATCCTTATGTATACCATCTAAACATTTCCACCATATCAACTCGTTACTCCAAGGACTATACTCAAAAGGAGTTTTATCATTTTTATGCGACCACACATTTATAGTTTTTGGAAATAATGTACCTAAACTATCTAAAGAATTAATTTTCATATTTTCGCAATATGGGCACCTGCTACTATGTGATGAGAAATTACCACAAGAAACAAGATAATCTTCATGGTATATTTTATTTTGGCATTTTAGCCAAAACATATCATTACAACATTTTGAAATTTCCCAAGGGGATATTTTATTTAATTTACTCCAATATAAATCTATAGTATTTTCTCCATAAGAATCTACTAAAAATTGTCCGAAAGAATTACACATATTGCAGTTTAATACATTTTCACAAGTAATATTGCTAATCTTTTTAATCTCCGAAGGATGTAAATTTTGGCTACATTTAAAATAAAATTCTTTTTTCGAACAATAACTAATTTCACTTGGTTTGAGATAATTTAAATCATAATCCCAAAGTAAAAGTATATCTTGTCTATTATTGTCGATACACCATTGTTCAAACGATTTTCCATTTTTCAAACGAGTTAGTCTGCTATTTTCGTTTCCATATAATATTGATGCACATTTCTTACAATAATATGTGTCATCTTCCTTTACGCCTTTTAAATAATCATACCATCTTGGTTTTAAAAACGGATGTTCACAAAACAAAGAATCACATTTAACATCAACTAAAACATTAGTAGCATTGGGAAGATCACTAATACTTACCTTAATCTTACTGCCCAAAACGACAGCCAATTTGCCCTTTTTATTTATTATTCTTGGTATAAAATATCCTAATTCTTCATAATATTTTATATTTTTTGAACCTAATCCTATTTCTACTTCTTTACTTAATAGCAATTATTTTCACTCCTTCTGCTCCAAGAGTTTTACAAATGGAAAAGAGAACCGTATAGCAGTACGCTTCTCTTAATTACCTTTAATTCGCTTCGAATCAAATTAAAGAACCAACATTTACTTATTAAAGATTAATAGTGTTACTAAACTTAATATCTTCAAATAATTCATTATCACTAAATTTAATATTCAACTTTTCATTGTTTTCCAAATAAAAAACGCTATTTTGTTCATATAAAAATGTAAAACCACTTTTAATTAAATTACTGCATTTTTCCTCACTAAAGCATTTTATATATTTTTCCATTATCTTCTCACCCTTAAATTAATTTTGTGGATTATATTGTTTACCTCGTAATTGAGAAATAAATATAATTCTTTCAATATCCCTGTCAAATTCCATCCAATCAGAAGGAGAATCTTTGTATTGTGACATTCTATCTAATAATAATTGTGCTTGGGAGGTGTATTCTTGGATTTGCAATAAAAATTTATCAAGAAATGCCTTTGTAGTTCTATCTCCTTCATTTTCGCAAATTGAAATACAGTCGAAGATAAATTCTTCTAATTCCAAACTATAATCAAGATATGTTTGAAATAAATCAATAGGAGTTTCATAATCTGCAATATTGGTAGGGGTATCTAAATAATCTGTTAAACAATTTTTTGAATCTTGATAATCACCAATCTCATCTAAGAGCAAAGGATATGCGTGGGCTAATACTGGATGACATACATCACTTGTTTTTTTCATTACAAATTTAACTGAAAGTATTGACATTTGACGATCTAATAAACGATTACCTCCAAAAAGTTTTTGAATTAATAAATTTAAACTATTATTTACAGTGTCTGACAAGAGAGGTTTTGGCATTAAAGATATCACCTACTTCCTAATAATCATCATTCATTTTCTTCCACTATAGTTTGAGCAAACTCTAATTGGCAACTTTCATTACAAAAAATATTATGTATATTGCTAGATGGATTAATAGTTCCTCCACAATTTAAACATGTTTGTTGTGAGAATTTCTCATTTTCGTTATACCCTCCGCCCCTCGTTTCTGCTCCAGCATCACCCAATTGACCATCAGATTTTTTAGGTGCTCCGCCTTTGTTGTCAGAAGATGAAGCAGTAAAACTAGACTGTAACGGTATCATCATGCTTCTTGTTTTATTCAGCAAAGAATCAACTAAAACATTATCCATTTCAAAAGGTTCATAGTCGTAGGATGCAAGAAGTCTTTCTGGTTGACCACCCGACTGTGCAAATGATAAAGCAGATTGCTTATCATCGTCTAAGAAAAATTCACATCTCCTAAGAAAATGAATTGCAAAATTATACTTACCCCCTATTTTTGAAAGCTGTAAATTTATGAATCTCTCAAACTGTGAATACATATGCTTTATATAGTTATAATCTGCTTGAACACTTAACTTTAATGCTATTGCTGATTTTGTATCCATACCAAAGATTCCACCAGCAACTCCTACAGATGACCAGAATTGCTGTTCTGAAGTTCCAACTATATTGTTCATATTTTGAGCATTAGTAAATTTAGCATTTTCCATATCCATAGGTGTACTAATAACCCCAGTACCAGGAGGAACTAATGTTTGTGCTAATGCAACATAATTAATTACTTCTTGTGCACTCATCGTTGGCACTCCATTTTCGTTCAAGGGAGCCTTGAGATACATAATTTGATAAGTTTGAAGTTCAGCACTTAATTTTAGCAAATCCTTATAATCTTGAATTTGAATTCCATCTTTGAATGTTCCTGATAGGGGAGGAACGATTTCTGGTCTATTATCATCGAATTTAAATACTACAGCTTTATCATAAGGCAATGAGCGATATGGATTAGCATTTTTATTTGATTCATTATTAAACAAAAATTCTTTGTACCATTCTGCGAACTCAGGGGCGAATCCAGACATTGCATTTGGAAACTGTTTGAAGAAAGTCATATTAAGCCCACTTGTAAATCCATAATCTGTTTTCCCGTCAATAGTCATATAATCATCTGGAAGTGCCATAAGTGAATTTCCTTCTTCACTTTCCCTTAGATAATAAAACTTTCCTCCAGAGCGCATAACATCTGACATGACATTAGAACATTGTTCTTTAATTCTAAATTTACGAAGCCATTCATTATTTTTAGATCTCTGTTTAATATATAAATCGACTGTTTTTTGATTGCTATTTAATGGAGGCGGATTTAGAGGTATAATTTCATAAGCAAAATTTAATAAACTTGCAAAATGAGCAACAGATCGTTGATATTGCATTACAGACCAATATAAGAAGTCTGAACATGCCATTAATTGTTTCTCAAAGTATCTAGGATTATTTAACCAACCAATGATATTTGCTTCTGTTGGTCTTGTGGGGAGAGCATTCATTCTCTTCATTGCATTATTAGCATAGAGTGGGTTATAGAATGAGTTTGAGTTATTTGAGTTTGAATTAGAAGTTTGTTTAATAAATTTTACATAACTGTCCATAAATTTTGTAGCGAATTCTTCAGAGAAATTAGCTGATAGTGGATTTGGATTGGAAGTATTTGGGTGTGTATTGGGGTTATTATTTTCTGTGGAGTCCATAGACAACCTCCTTTCTTGGATTATTGTTTAGTTTATATTTGTTATTTATCTTCTGCGTCCGAATGGACTATTTCTATTTGAGTTTTTATTGAAGGCATTGTTTCCTTGATTCATATTTGCTGTTGAAACAAAGTATGAGGAGAGGTCTGTGGTACCATTATTTTTATTCACTATATTTTTGCGCCTCAAATCATATAAAAAATGCGAAAGCATAATAATAGTATAAAATCTATCGTCATGTACCTTTCCTTCTTTTTCTTTAGACATCCTATATGATTTACTTGTCTTCTCTGGATTTTCAAACTTGTAAATTGAAGTTATTTCATTTTTTAAAACATCAATATTCATTAATGCAATTTCTTCTTCCATTGTCAATGACTTTGTTACAAGTTTAATTTCCTCACCAATTGATTTCTGCAAAGTAACATATCCCTTGCCATCATATTCTTTCGGAAATTTGATTAAATCTAATTGCATTAATTCTACAAATTCGTCACACATCTGAGTTCTATATTTATTAGGAGATAGCAAGTTAATCTTATTACTTGCATTTGGGTATTTGCTTGAATAACCATCATACAATTCATAACTTTGGTCTAAGAATCCCTTATGTATTGTACCTTTTGAATCAGACCAATCCTCTAACAGGTTATCAGAATAGGCACTCACACCACCGCCACCAGCTCCTGCATCAATCTGTAGGACTTCTATATTTTCATAATCAGGAAAATTTCCATTATACGCTAATACATAATCCTTTAATGATTTAATTTGGTCAGGTGATGCCATTTTAATTCCCTTTTTGCTTGCTAAGTCAACTAGATTAGTACAGTTTACAATTTCCCCATAATAACCAATATCTTTATCCTCAATTATTTTCATTACAGTTACAATCGAGTTATCCCCACTACGAGCTGGGTCAAATGCTAGTGCGTATTTACCGCCATCAACAAAATGAAGTTCTGGTAATATAAAGGTTTCGTTTCTTCTAACTTGCCCCCATTTTACAATTTGATTTTCTCCACCATCGGTTGTGAATTTATTGAAGTATTCGCGTAAGGCTTTTTCTCTATTCGCAGACATTGCATTATCTACTTTAGATTGCTGTAATAGTGCAGGATAAATTTTACCGTCCATCAAAGGATGTAATGGGATTTCACATGGAATATCACAACAAAAATATCTCTTATCTCCAAGAAACATTTTTTTAGCAAAGTCTTTATATTTTCTATAAAATATTGTATCAACATCACTTGCTGAAGAAGCATAAACTAACTGTGTCGGACACTTTTTTCTCAATACCTTCAAGTTAAAATCTTCATCAATTGATGTAATAAAGTTTAAGTCTTGAGTTGCAAAAGCTTCTGATACTGCAATTAATTCATCAGAAGAGAATCCTGCCTCATCAAAAAAAACCATTGTTGCCCTCTTGCTGCGGTTGTTATCTGGATTACCATTCAGGGTAAATATCTCGCTACCGTTATAAAATTCAACATGAAATCCTGTTTGAGAATGACTAAATCCAGTTTTACATGCAGGAGATTTTACCGTTTCATTGGCTGCAATATCTTTTAAAGATGCTATAGAATTTGATGTTTTACCTATTCTTAAACAAATCTCCTCTATCTTTGTAAAAGTTTCTTGTGCCTGACTTCCGACAGATGAAATTATATAAATGGCTTGATTCTCGTATAATATTGCTTTTAATATCATCAAAATAGCACCAAGAAAAGACTTTCCGAAGTTACGCGAACAACACCAAACTATGTGTGGCGTATTCCATGATTGTTCTAGGATATATTTTTGGCTATCCATGAGTTTAATCCCCAAAAGGATCTCACATGCGATTATCGGATTACGTCTAAGGTATTTAATAGTTTTTGCATTATCATCGTACATTCCTATTTTTCTTGTGCTCAAAATATCTTTTGATCTTATAGTTGCCATTTTAAGCACCACCTAGTATTGATGCTTTTTTAATATCATCTATTACAACATTTAATTGTCTATTTTCTTCTTCTAAGTCTTCTACTCTAGATTGAGTGTCTTGAATTAATTGTCTTTGAGTATTTAACATATCTGTATAATCATTTTCATCTAATTGCAATTGTTCAAGCAAACTTTTATTTGAAATATCTGCTGTCATTTTCATTCCATATGCTTTATTTTGATCATAATAATCTTGTTCTGCATCTTCAAACTTTAATTCTCTATATTGTTTCATAAGGCTAGAAAGGGTAGACTTTCCTGCTGATTTGTCTCCACGATTTTTAACGGAAATTGAATTTTCTTTTGCAATTTTATCTGTACTTGTTACAATTTGATTTTTTGTCGTAGTTAAAGATTTAATTTCTCCTTGATTTGATATTAATGTTTTTGCATCATTACTAAGAGTAGCAATAACCAAATCAATTTTTCTTATTTGATTATTATTATTAACCAATTGTAATATTTGGCTTAGCTTAAATGCATCGTCCACAGTATCTTCATCAAGATAAGAAATTAACTCATTATAAAGAAATTTTTGGTCGAAATTAGAATATCCATCAAAAGGATTATATCCTATAAGTCTTATTACATCTTTTTTTATTTGTATATCTGACTCTGATAATTGAATATTGTAATTCAGATCTTTTACTTCAAGTTCTAATGCATTAGTAATTAATTCTTTTCCAGTTTCTTTATCAAATAAAAATTTTGGATCAAAGCCAGCAAGGGTATTATTAAAGTTACCCAATGAATTAACTTTTGTCATATAAACTTTAAAGGGGTGAGATGTAGGATTATTTATACATTGTTTCATTGCCCCATCATAATCACCCTCGTTAAATGGAATATCAAACTTCATACACGTTATAAAAATAGATTTTTTAATATCTTTTAAAATATTGTAATAAGTAGTATATGTACTCCAAACACATTCCTTGCAGAATCCCATCCATGAAAGTTCAGGATGTCCTAAATTTATTCCCACATATAAAGGGGATAAACTTTTATAAAAATTAGATGCACTTTTTAATGATGATTTTGATTCTCCGCACATAGGGCATTTAATTGTATTATTAACTTGTGGCACAGAAATACTTGTTGCCACTGGTTTTGTTCTCACCACTAAGTTACACTTCCTTTTATATTAATTATTAATTCTGTAGTCAACAAAAAGTCCAAACATTTCTGCTTGGACTCTCGGCTTGATCACAAAACTACAAAACTATACCTTAATCGTATTAATCTTCACAAAACTAGGAATTGTAATTACTTTTGCATTGTCTTCTAGTGCTTTAATTATGTATTTATGAACATTTTCAACTATCATATTACTACCATCTACAGAAACAATGACTTTAATCCTATCAGAATTCTCATCAATTTTAATGATGCTACTTTTTATTATCTCTTTATCCTTATTCTCTGTTTGAACCTCAATTTCTTTCATCGGGATTCAACCTCCTTTATATATTGTAAATTAATCTTCTAAAAACTCTTGCATCTCTGTTTTAGCTTGCTTCATACCAAGCACTTTAAACCGATACATTGTCTCAATAACCTTATCAATGGTACAATCAATACAACTATCAGAATCAAAAACAACATCAAGACATTTACTAATCAATTCATCTTCACGTATCTCATTGCAATCAGAGCAATAACAATTTTCTAATTCATCTTCGGGATCTTCGCAACCTTCACATTGACTACAATCATATGTGTTACGTTCTTCATCTTCTAATTCATCTTGCTCTAATCTACGTTGTTCTACACAAAAATCACAATCACAGGGGGTAACATTATCCATATCATCAAGTTCAATTTCATCTTCTTCAGTGGCAAGTTCTTCAATTTCTACTTGTTCCGAATATTCATCAGCAGTTAATTGAGTACCATCTACACTATAATATTCTTCCCAGTCCTGAGTCTCTTGGTTGAAGATTGATTCATTTTTAAATACACGCATCTATATTTATCCACCTTTTATTTATTATTTAGTTGTAATTATTGCTATTAAACCTAAAGTTCAGAATTATCTACACTTTGAGAGTCATAAAAATCTTCCAACTGTATTTCCAGTCTAGAAGCAACTTTAATCATGCTATTACCCAACTCAGCATATATAGCACTCGATACTTCCAAATGAGTTTGAACCTTAATGGATTCAATGTAATGTCTTAGCCCCTCTATTGCTTCTTCATCAGACATTTCCTTTATATCACTAACAACCAATGCTAATTCTTGACATTCTGGGCAATCCCCATCACATTGTTCATCTTCATTTATATCTTCTTCTACTTGTCTGAATCTATTTTCAGGACTGTTAATAACTTTTGGAAGTGGTGGCAAAACAAATAAAGTTTCATCATTATTTAGTTTTGTATATGTATCTTTTGTGACAAATTTATCATTTATCATATACTCAATTTTGTCTCCATTAATGATTTCCTTGAATTTTATCTTTTGGAAACTACTCATTGTAATTACCCTCATAGTCCTTCTTTTTATTACTTTATGAAGCAAACTCCCATATGAATCCATGAGTATAAGGTCTATTTCCATTACATACTCTTGAGATCATTTTATATCCAACTCCTGTTACACGTTCTGCTTCTCTGGCAGATTCAAAAGTTGCAATAAAATTTCCTTCTAAGTCGTATTGGGAGACGGATTTGGGATTTTTATTTTGTTTGTTATTACTTAAATCAATATAATAATTATCTAAAGATGTACAAATGCCAAATTGTTTTTCATAGTTTTCTTTGTACATCCACTTGAATCCACCTGTGGAATTCTTTTTGTTTCTACAAACTTCCGATATATGACTAATATTAAAAAATTCTTGTGCTTCTTTAACACTATTCCATAATTTTATAAAAGAATTTTCCTTAGATAGTTGAACTACTTTTACTTCAATTGATTTTCTTGTCATATGGAATTTTAAGTCAAGACCATATTTATTATAATATTCTTCATATAACCAAATATATCCTTTAAATGTTTTTCTGGTCATTTTAAGACATTTAAATATTGCAGGTTGATCTATATTTAATTTTTTACCGGCTTCTCCAGCACCATATTCCCACCTTTTTATTAATTTACCATCTAAATCAAATTGTAGAATGGGAATATTTGTTGTTTTACTCTCTCTTAAAATTTGTTTATGTTCGTCTGTAAATTTAATTCCATAAAAAGGATGATTCATACCTCTTATAGATTCACTCATTCTTGCTCTTGACTCTTTTGAGTGTTTTTTATGTAAACTCCCACCTGATTCCAAATTATATCCTTTATCTTGGTTTGTAGAATCTGTGACTTTAATCCATTTTATTTCAAGGTTGTCTAACTCATTTGCATCACATATTTCCAAAATACTAAAATTAAAACCCTCCAAGCCATATTTATCATATGAATTTTGGATATGTCTATTGCTGTGGTTTTTTCTTTTCAATTCTGATTTATGACTTCTAAATCTTGTGTTTATATCTACACTTTGTCCAATATAAACTTTTTTATTGATTAGGTTTTCAATTTTATATATTCCACAAATCTTTTCTTTTTTCACTTCCCCATCTCCTTTATTTTTCAAACAAAAGAGATGACAGAGAAACATTCTGCCATCAACTCCACACAGAGAAACAGTCTGAAGGAGTAAGTATTATTTATTTTGAAAGTTTACAGTCATAAGCACAAACTAAGCCTTTTTCACCGACAATAGTCACAGTCTGACTAGGTTCGCCTACATAGCGGTGATTTGTAGAATATTCATCGTAGTTTACAAATACCCCACTTGTAATAACCTTACATTTGTCTTCTGTAAGTATTTCAAACTTATGTCTGTGACCTAAGAAAATAAAACTAGGTTTCTTATCTAGTAAAGAAAACATCTTACTAGGAGCATTCTTAGGAACATCCATATCACCATGTGCAAGCACACAATAATAATCTTTAACGTAAAAATTAGCAATTGTATTATCTAAAATAGAATCTTCATACACGACATTATTTAAATTAACAGTTCTTAACTTCATAAATTCAATTACAAAATTCTCGTACCGATCCTTATTATCTGCTTTATCCTTAAATTCATTGTTACGACTATGATTACCCGTTACAAAATGCACAACGATTTCTTCAAAATGATTGCTTAATTTCTCAATAAATTTTGACGCATATTCTGAGAACCTTTTTGTTTGTTCTACTATACTATATTGATTAGCTCTTATGATTCCGAGATGGATTTCGCCACTTAACGCATCACCTGAGAAGCATAGATGACATTTATTAACCTTTTCTTTCTTCTTTATATCTATGATTTGCATGGTATAGCTTGCTAATCTATCAAGGAATACGCTTTCATTATAAATCTCAAATTCATTATTTACAGTTAAACCAAAATGTGAATCTGAAATTTGAATTACCATTTCATTTTCTTCACCATATGTATGTTCTGGTGCTTTAAAATCTAATTGTTTTAAGTCTTTAATACTTTCCTTTATGAGTTCATTCAATGACTCTTTACGTGCTAAAACTCTAATGTCTTTGTTAATAGAAGCTCTTAAATCTTGAAGTTTAATTCTTTCCTTCTTCAAATTAATTTCTTTTAAATCTAGTTCTGAAATCTTATTCTCAATTTCATAGTCTCTAATAACTTCTGGTTGCATGTCAACATTTTCTTGTTCATCCATTTGCACTTTTAAATTGCCATTTACTGCTCTGTATTTCTTAAACTTACTTCTAATTGCCTCGGAACTGACATACCCATATTTCAATGCAAGCTCTTTCCAACTAATGTCTATTTCTTTATTATATTTTTTGTAACAGATTTCTATTAACTTGCTATCCATTTATAACCTCATTACAATTATTTTCATTATTAATTCTCCTAATCGACCAAGATAGGAGAGTGTATTATATCAATTCGTGATATCCGCAATCCTGACAGTAAAATATTTCTTTTCCACAATAGAATTTAAAGAAATATCTGTGCTTACCACAGGCAATGCTAGGGCAAGTAGTGTCCTCTTCTTCAATATTTAGTTTTTCCATGATTCAATCCTCCTTATTTACAAAGGATATGGTAATTAATTATGGAGCCGAATGTCAGATTCAAACTGACGACCTACAGGTTACAAATCTGTTGCTCTATCAACTGAGCTAATTCGGCATGGCAGTTTAGGTAGGACTCGAACCTACAACCTTCACTTTAACAGAGTGTTGCTCCACCATTGAGCTACTAAACTACAAGAAAAGTAGGAATCTAAAACTAGAACGCTATGAAAGGTTTTATCCTTCGATTGCGGTATACGCAAAACTCATCCTACTAATAAAGTTTTTCTAATGCAGTTTTTATCTAGGTTATCACTGCTAAACCTATTCAGTATAGTAGGAGGGAGAAGAATTCAAATAATAGATTTATCCCTCCATAAAAATCTTTAGTCTTCTACTTCTTCCTTATTAGCAAAAGCAATAGTAACTGATTTTCCAACAAGAGTTTTAATATCTTCTAACGTTAATACTTCAATGTCTCCAGTTTTTTCGTCTTCAATATGGAAACCAAGTTCATCTACTGAATTAAGAATACCTTTAGCACTAAATTTAACACTCTCTAATTTCTCAGTTTTTACTGACATTTATTATCTTCCACACCTTATTGATTTATTTTTACATTATAGAATACAAACCTTGCGAGTTAAATTCTAGAGTTATTCTTGGTGCAATGTACTAATAAGTACACGACCTCTCTTCAATAAACATATATAGTAATGGTACAGTATAGGATTGCCCATACGACCTCTCTTATGCCTTAACTTTATCTGCGAATTGTTTTCCGCAAGAGTACGCAACCTTAAAAGAATCTTCAGTAGTCCAAGTTTCTCCTTTACGATCACCGAATTGAATAGTGCCAGATGTCCCTTTTGTAGCTTTCTTCTCGAAACTACCAAAACCAACAATTTGAACCTTCAAACCTTCTGCCACTGCATCTTCAACAACTTCTAATGTAGCTTTTAATGAAATTTCTGTATCCTTTTTTGAGAAACCTGTTTTCTCAGCAATTTGTGCTATTAATTCTTGTTTATTCATTATATATGTACTCCTTTTATTCTGTTTATTATTATTTAATCCGACCAATCCATAGCACTAACCATCTTACTGATATCACTACGGAAGTCTTCTATCATATTGACTTGAGACGCAATACTTTTATCTCTAAAGTTATTACTCACAGAAGTCAATCCATTTTTATGACTACAGTATTTATTATCAATTTGCATTGTAGAACCATCAATTAATACCACAGTATTTTCTCCGATTCTGGAAAGCAATAATTCCATTTCAGATGGAGTGAAATTTTGACACTCATTTATAAACACAATCGTATTTTTAAGTGATCGACCACGAGCAAATTGAATTGGAAGTATTTCTAACATATTATTTCTAGTTAGAATATCTGTAATGCTATCTTCAGATGTAGTATCACAAATTACTCCTAATAATGGTGCTACCTTATCTAACACTCCACCAGGAATAGCAGGAAATTCTTTTCTGCCCTTTGGCGGTGAGTCACTCTTAATGAACAATAACTTATTATACTTGTCTCCCTTTTCTAATTGCTGCAATGCCCAATGAATCATCAAATAACTTTTACCTGACCCATAAACTGAATCAGTCACCTTGATTTTAACATTATCATTTTGGAGCATATGCATTAACGCCTTTTGGTAAAGGTCTAATGGGAAAATTTCATACTCATATTTATTAGAAATAGCTCTTGTCTCTACTTCTTCAAAATAAACACCATTCCATGTATATAGGAGTTGTTTATCATTTACATTATTGTTGATAATAACATATTCATTAGGAGACAAGTCAAGTAAATTTATTTCACTATCAAGTAGAATCTTTTTTTCTGAATCAGTCAACCATACTTCTCTGATACCTTGATAACTGTCTTTTGTTGTATCTTTGTACGCAAAAAGCTCACAAGGTAGTCCAATAGCTTCTGATTTCAGGAAGAGGTTATAATCATCACACAAGAATACAAATTCTTTGTTATCTTGATATGTTTGCCACGCAAATCCTAAAATAGTGTTATCATTCTTATGCGGAAGGAATCTATTTTCGAATGAAGTTTCATAATATATTTTAGTACGCATATTTGTTGCACGCATCATTTTATTTGTAGCATATCTAGACTTATATCCAATAGTTTCATCATTTTTTAATCCATCATTTTCTTCAATTGATGTTATAGATATTTCTACCTTATCATAATCCTCGAATCTAAAGTTTTCATTCAATAAAATATTAGTATCAATGAATACCTTTTGAGGCAATATGTATCAGTCCTTTGCTCTTTATTTTGTCTACCATACTACATGACGAGATACCTTTGATTATGCTTTACTTGTTCTGGATTAACTTTCTCTTGTGACTTTAATCTGAGTAAAAGGTTATATAATGGGTCTGTAATATAACGTTGTTTTTCTCTTCCAGAACCTTGTTTATTAACTACTACTAGTGAATCACCATAGTTTCCCTTGGATTGCTTTAAGATTTTCTTTAAAATCATATAATCCATTTCTTCTTTGCTAATAGGTTTCAAATATATCAGATACTCCTTTAGAGTTTATTTTTGATATTGACAATTATAAGCGTATCGACCAAACGCTTATACAGTGGTTGTTTGAAGGTATAATACTCTCCATATCAGACAGATTCCGATGCAACCTTATAACCCTACTCCTGCAACGGTTACGGGGGTTCTTTCCGTTATCATCGTATTATATATTTGTTTATCATTGAGTTCATACTCCCTTAAAAACTCTTCATCTCCGCACTCTTTGCAGTATTTTCCTTTGCCACTATTGTAATATTCTACATTACATATTTTACAAAATTTAGTTTTTACACCATCTAGTTTACGCCATAACAATTCTTTTTGTTTTTTATTAAGTCCATCATTATAATCCCATATACAATAGTATTCATTTTCCCATGTTAGTCTTTGTTTATAAGAGTATGCCAGTGATGTATTAATTCTCCTTGAATTAGTTAATCTTCTTTTAAGCTTACTAATAAAGTTTTGGTGTCCACCATCAAGACCTTCTCCTCCATTAGTATTATTGTATCCATATTTATAATCATTTGATCTATAATGACTTATCCAATATCTCTCCTTATTCTGTAATTCTTCCTTTGAAATTGCGAAATCAAACTCTTCAACAACTTCAAAATTATTAAATCCGTATTTATTAATTGAATTATATAAGTGTACGTTGCGAGGAGTTCCTAGTTTTTCTGTGGCATCTAAGGAATTAAATACCCTTTCAATTCCTTTGCCCTTTGCGTCATATCTTCCATTAAAACCTTTCTTCTTGGTTGTAACTCCAATGTACTTTTTATTATTCATTATATTTGTTATCATATACACGATGCCATATTTCTCTTTATTCATTTGCTAACTCTGTCCTTCTCCTTTTATTCATTACAGCTACCTTGCTGTATTTAACCATTTTTGCACAGTCTGTACAGTATTTCTGATAATTATTTGATGGAATTACTAATACTCCACATTTATCACAGTTCCGAATATTTTCACCTTTTAATCTTAAATACTCATATGTAAAATTTCTAAAATCATTGATTATTAAAACGATAGGGCTATCAGAATCAATAAAATTTACTTTAATATTAGTAGAACTAACCATCACAGAATTTCCAACAAGACCTAATTCTACAAGTTTATGTATCATTTTTCCTTGATCTTTAATATTAGCAATCACCTTAGCGTCACTAAATACATATTTATGTTGCTCGTTTACCCAATTTTCATCTTTTCTATTAATCTGATTATATATTTTTGCATATACTAATAAACTAAAAGCAAGTTTTTCCAACTTTATATTATTGATACCTTTAATAGTGTTTAATTCATTCTCTGTAATTTCTACTTTCTCAACATTTGTCATAGAATAATCTTTTTTCTTATGCACATAATTAACCATATTTTCTATAGCTTGTTGCCACTTGATGCTATTATAATCTGGAAGATTTAATTCAAAGAACTTATCTATATTATCAATTATTTGAGGCTTGTTCATTCCTATAGAAAAGTAATATCTAACTAAGATCCTTATTGTGTTTGATGGCTTGTTTGTATCTATGTATCCGTTTTCTAATGAATCATCTAACATTTTCTTTTCATTTAATATTAATTTCATAATTTATCCTCACATTCTATAATTTTTGTATACATCGAAAAAGTTTTTCCTCCGAATTCTATATCTCCCTCTGTATCTACAATTGGATACGTAATAATATATTTATTTATATGTATTAGATTATTAATAATACTACTTCCACAAATATCCCATGCGAACTGCTTAGAAAAATTATTCTTATAGCATAAATCGACTACTATATTGCACAACTCTTCTTTATTGCTACAAATCTCATGCGCCCTATCTTTAAAATCCTTCTTAAATATACTCCGAGTATTTTGTTTGTCTTCTTTATCTGTTTTATTAGTAGAGTATGTCTGTGCATATTGTTTTACCCTTGTTGTGTATTCTTCATATAAAGATTTAATTTTTTTGTATGTTTTATTAAGAGAGACTTCTTCACTCATTAATATACTACGATCAAATGGTTGTTCATTAGATATTCCCTTGTGACCATTAAATTCTTGCTCTAGCCTCCAACAAATACGATTCATAGTTGATTTGTTAGTGAATACTGGCATCTTACGATTATAATAATACAGGAATTTATCTTCGTCTGGAGTTTTATCTTCCTTGCTGATTAATTCTTTTACATCAATCCCGAATCTCATCAGACAATTCTTGTTGGTATTATCAATATAGTTCTTATACTTTCTTTTGACATATGGATAATTGTAGATGAAGAAATATGGTTTTTTATCTGTGATGATACTTAGATTAAAATCTTTATCTTCCATATCCTTAGCTGTAAAGTAATCATACCACTCTTTAGGTAATGGTCTACTGATTATACCCTTTAGCTTATCAATAGCATTTTGTTGATAGTTCTGACCGCATATTATTCTGTACTGTAGCTCCTTATATTCTTTACTATCCTTATCAAATCCACTAGCAACGTCAAACATTGCTGTAATCTTATTAGTAATAGCTCCAATTGCATCTCCAAAACAATCCTTATTTGCTTGTATCAAATTTTCATCTGTTATTACTTTTTTCTGTGCAGTTTTTTGAATACATATGACTGCATCTAAGTCTCTTGTGTTACGCAAGAGAACTGGATTGTTAGTTGTTAATACCTGATCTGCATCTTTATCTAATCCATTCAAAGCATGAGAAGTGGTATCCCAAGAATTGAATATTGTTACTGTATTCATGTACTTATACCAATATTGCATATCTTGTGTAAATTCATATCTAAGAACTCTAATATTATTATGGCAAGTCATAGGAGCACGATAGCAAACTGCTTTTTCTACTTTTTTATCACTCCAATACTTAGAATAAAAACCTCCTGCACTAAGTAACCCAGTAACTTTCATCCCAAATATACTTTGGCATAAACTGAAAGGATCTCCAGAGACAATACTAAAATTTCCCTTCACTTTTAGTACCCCAATTTTTGACTCATTTATGCGTTTTTTTATCATATTATGTATCTTATTTCTCACAAATGGGTCATTTATCATTGATTTATCAATCATTAGTGCTTTAATGAAATCACTGTCTTGTGAGTCATAACTCTTGTCTGAAATATGTACTCCCTTGAGAAACAAGATGCTTTTGATTGGGTCATTTCCCAAAACATCATTAATCTCCTGTACAGTAGGTTGTATTAATTCTTCAATGTCTTCATCAGACAGTTCATACGATTGAATGAATTGATAATTAAGATTTCTCTCATCTTCCAACTTTTCAGGTGCTACTTTAGTAATACTAAAACCGAATCCATTATCTTTATTACATTGTAGATAATGTTCAATACTGTTGTAGGAGTCCCACAGTTTTAACATTGAGGTTGTTAATATCACTTGAACATTTCTTATGTCTTTATCTGCTCCCCATGCGTCTTTTACAATATATGTACCTGAAATCTTATCGGCAAAATCAATAAAGTCAAAAGTGAAAAGCATTCCTTTACAAAAACTATTCCTTGCACAAAAACCTGATGGAGTATAATCTTCTCCTAGTTCATTTGACCACTTCGAACTGAGGTCTGGAATTATTAAACCATATCCATCACTTTCTACCAGAGTAATAGGATAATTTTTCTCATATGTAAGTTTTGGGTATTCTGTAATTGTATCATCTAAGGTAATTACATTGCTCAGGAATTCTGTCTCACAATCATTTACAACAAGAACCCCTAATGGATCTGATACTGGTATACTTGCACTGCATGGAAGTGATTTATAGGCTTCAAATTTCCCAGGGATTATTAATTTTTCTAAGTTACGTCCATTGTTTAATTTCCTATCTAATTCCTCATGTATCTCAGCATTCACATAAACTACTGTACTTTTTTTACCTCCCCCATTAGTAGTTAGTAACCTTTTGAATTTCACACCATTAATAAAGAATCCCTTATCTCTGTTTAGAGTATCAAAATCTTTCATCTTATCAATAATAATACAAACATAGTCTTTTATGAATAATGTATTGTATAATCTAGCATATAAACTTTTAATTCTTTTTTTATTATCCAAGCTAACTTCTGTTTTTTTAATTTCTTTAATCTTCTTTATAATTGTATCAGCTTCACTATCAATATCTCTTTCTCCATTTATAAACCTTAATATTGTACTATCTGCAAGAGAAATTAATTCATCATTCTTAATTGCTTCAGGGATAGTGAGATTCAAATTCCATTTTGACTTTCTTAATCTAGAAGAATTAATTTTATAGATGAATCTTTGATTAGTTTTCTGTTTTGCCAATATTAATTCTCCTTCTGTTTAATTTAATCCTCAAAACATTCCCATCCAATATTTAGCTCACCATTATCATTATATACATCAAGAGATTTAAACCATTTGTTACCGTCTACCTCATCACTATAATTTTCATATAGTTTATGTAATTCTTCTAGAGTTTTTGTTTTAAGATTCTCAGAACTATAGTCTTCTTCATTATTCATGATAGAAAAATTACCCCATATATTTGAGTATTGAAGTCGCCTAAACATATCATTCCAACTTCCCAGAGGGAATGTACAACCTTCACCACCATTAGTTAAATTACACTGTGCTTGGTTAATCATTCTATATTCTGCTATTAGTTTTATCTCAAGCTCGAATGCTTCATTTTCTTCCATCTCGGTTTTTACTTTGCGAACATTGCAATTGTATTTATTATAATAATTATTAAAGTAATTATTTCTCTGTTTAATATTCTTGTATCTATTAAGCCTTCCCTTGCCAACATAAAATACTTCATTAGTGTCTACGTTATACCACTCATAAATATAGAAATCTTTCTTCAATATATTCTCATTCCTTATTAAATATTTTGTTGAGCACCGCATTCTGGACAAGTAAAACATCCTTGATTTCCTTCTATGTATATTTCATTACCGCATACTATACAAATCATAGTTGCTTCCCTCCTTTATGTGATAGCAACCCAACTACCACGCATAATACAAAAAATGATAAAGCTCCAAATACAATTTATTCTATTAATGAACTAAATCCAATACCTACAAACATTAAATTTCCTCCTTGCATTAATCATTTATGTCTACTTTATAATGATACATTGCATCATATAATATTTTTGGAATATTATATTTGTATTTATCCGCAATTCTTTTTATGTGTTCTGCTTTATATATTTTATATATATTAAATGCATCTCTTGATGTTTCATACGAACCTAGTCTTATTACTTTCCCTTTATTGCTATAATGTGCAACAAATTTATTATCTTCGCTATAAACTCCAATAGGTAAAGTGCCTCGTTTTTTATCTGTTTTAGTAAATAAAGCATTAATATTCCGTGGTGCAAAAACACATGTTTCAGGACTATATATTTTATTTCCTTTAACTAAGATATCTTTGTCTAATTCCATTCTTTGGTCTACAATTTTGTAATAATTTCTATCAAACCATTTTACGAATTCCTGAAAATTATGCCATTCTTTACATACTGTGCAATCTTTATACGATGGATAATTCTGTTTACAGCCTTTAGAGTAGCATCTTCTTAGCATCCCATGCCATGTATCATATATTAATATTGCTGTTTTCTTTGTATGCTTTCCTTCACCTAAATATCCAACTCCATAAACTGATTTGTCATAAGGACAACTTACACTTCCTTTCAAAAATAAAGAATATTCTGTTTTAATCCTATAATCATATTCTTTAAACTCTACTATAATATCTTTACTATTTATGTATTTAACAATCGTCATTTCTGATCCATAACCATTTAAACTGGTTTCTCCTATTCTAATATTCATACAAAAATCCTGTAATACTAACAATACAAACAACTTCCATAAAAGTATTAAAACCAACACTTAAATACATAATTAAACCTCTTTCTACTCATTATTAGTCAATTTCCATGACATTTACAGCATTAATATGTAGGTAGTTTTTGCAGTCTTCGCACACATAATTTCCAGTTTCTAAGTCTGTAAAAATTTCTTCCGTATGTAATAGCTCTGTGTGGCAGTGAACGCAGTTTTCAGAAACAAAACTTTCTGTATTATTATGAAACATGTTGTGTTCCTCCTACATTGACAATAAAGTCTTCAATATATATCTCAATATCTACAGCACCATTCCTATTTAATTCATCTAACTCTTGATCTAATGGGTAAGAATTAATAAACCATGATTTAACTCCATACTTATCTAAGCC